GCGTAGCCTTTGTATCATCTGTGTAGGCTCTGAGATTGCCGCCTCCGTTTAGTAATGAGTTGGCACCACCATCTACAGCAGCAGACGGGAAGTCAGCTGTTTTAAGGACTACCGGGAAGTCGGTATGAGTACCAGAGATTGTTGGTAAGGTGTAAGTAAAACCGAAAGCCATGGTTTGTCACTCCAACATTAAGGCGGGATTTTAGTCATTCAGATAGATTACCATCCCCACCCACTTAAGCTGAAGCAGAATATGTGAATGAAGTGATGGACACAGTATCAGTAGCACCAATAGCTACAGAAGATAAATTAAGATCTGCACCTGAAGTAGCTACTGTACCGCGGAAGACTTCAGCATTATCTCTATCTTGAAATTTGAATAAAGCTGCAGTGCCTCCAGTAGCATTAGTGTCATCATTAATTGCATTCATGGTAGCAGTACCACCAGAAGCTGCACCAAAAGCAGGTGTAGCTGTCCAAGTAAGGGTAGCTACCTCTACATCACCACTAGTCATAATTTCAAGATCACCAGTAGTATCAGTAGTACCAGCGTCTATAGCATCAACCGTAACATCTGCAAGTTGATTACGAATTGTCGTAACATGGGTAAGTGCCATGGTATATTTCCTCTTTTTCTTCTTCGGTTAACATGTCGAAGATAGGTTTAGGTAAGTTCATAGGATCATCTATCTTAGGTTTACCTTGATGGTCCCGTACTAAAGCGTACCCTTGCATTTTTGAAGTACTTGCCTTAACATTAATCATACACTACATTACCTCAACGGTTGCACCATTGGGGAATTCTAGAGAAGTAACTCCACTAGCAATACCAGTACAACCAGCAGGCATAGTACCTGTAGTACCTGTGTCATTGATCTTGTAATCAGTAGCAGTAGACACACGTATGCAAGTTACATTAGTGACATCTAAGGAAGCTGCTGGAGCAACCGTAGTAATAGTTACAGGAGTGAATACTTGTAGACCCTGGCCACCATAGCCAGAGTAAGGGATTATTGTCTTAGACATTATTATATTTCCTAATTAAGTTTTACATAACTTCTATTGTTCCGCCATCGGGGAACTTTATTGAAGTCACATGTTTTGCGAAACTGGTGTACGTACCTGCGGGGAGTATTCCTGTACCACCTGTACCATTTATAATATAGTTTGTATCTGAAGGTACACGTACTGCTAATACTTCTGGATTTGCACTAGTTTGTTTGATTGCTAGGGATTGCCCAGGAGAAATAACTGCTATTCTAGAAGTAGTAAATGTTTGTAATCCTTGACCACCATAACCAGAGTAAGTAATTCTTGTTCTTGGCAGTCTACTAAATTCAAAGAACTCAATTATATCCCCACCAGATACAGATTCATCTGATACAGGAACAGAAGATAAAACAGACATAGTTGTTTACTCCTCCATTACAATTTCGTAGGCTACTACTTTTAAACCATTCACTCTATAGGTTCTAGAATTGGAAGAATTTATCTGAACCTTAATAGCTTCTACATCCTTCTTATAACTTGAGAATTCAATAGGTACTTCAACTCCAGTATTAAATGTAATAGGGAATGAATTTATTGGGAATCCTGTTCCAGGTACTGTCTTATCATCCATAAGGAAAATCTTGACTACAGCGGAACTAGAACCACCAAGGTTCACCAAGGATAATCTAAATGTTAATTCAGTCTGTGCTGCTAACTGATCAATAATTACACCACCGTTACCCCCGTCAAAAGCAGCATCTAGTTCTAACTTACCCGTGCCTACATTGAAAGTAGTAAAATTATTACTCCCAGAACCAGTAAGCTTAAGAGTAGTATCTACTCCAGCATCTACGGTTGTTTCAGCAGTAGCATCTTGAGCATTAGAGATATTATTTATATATAGATGTGTAGTTCCTGCAATATGTTCAGCAGAATTTACCACAAAAATATTCTTATTACCTGCAGACCAATCTACAGCTAACCCTGAATTACTACTACTAAATATTGTATCCCTAGTAAGAGTATCAGGAGAACTATTCGTAACGGTACCAACCCCAACTTCCCAATCTGTACCGTCTGTTGCAGTATAGTGACATTCATTGCCATCGCCAACACCAGATACAAATGTTTGATACGCTGTGATAGCCCCATCTAAACTGTACGTTCCAGTACCAACAGTGGTAGTTTGTTCCTTAACCCTATCAGCTATCTTAGTCATTATTTATTCCTATCATGTGGAGATCTTAATTGATCTTGAGGAGGGACTGATTCAGTTTCGAAAGGAGGGATATTTATTCGGTCTTCCTCATTGAATAATATCCTTGCCTCTACATTCCTTGCTTCTACTTCTCCTGCGATAGCTTGGTATTTAGAGAAAGCTTGCCGCTCTACATCTCTCATTGCATAAAAAGCTTCAAGAGCATCGAATATTTCTTCTGATTTACCACTACTCTTAAGATTTTCTAATACACCTTTTTGGAAAATACTTAATCTCCTACCTTCTTTTACAGCGTTAAAGGTATCAAGGATAGCAGTTCTAGTAAGAGCCACAGATGCAAATAGATCTTCTACTCTCTTTTTAATTTTAGGTGCTACGTTATTAAAACCTTTTGGTAAGAAATCATCCATACTTCCACCAGACACGAAGCCTTCTATATCCTGTATAGCATGTTGGACTTCATGTAAGATAGTAGAGATAGCCTTATCATCACTCAGTTTAGCATTAATAAATAATCTGTTAGTCTCAGAATTGTACGCTCCCATTATACCGGAAGCGAATACCGGAGTGTCAACTACTTCAATATTTCTTAACTGTGGGTATTGTAAGAATAGCTCTGGATGATCTAACACTTTATCTAAAGATAAACCTCTTTCATTTGAAGGTAGGGGTAAATCCAAAAACATGAGATCAGGTAGAGAGGGGTCCCCTTGGAGGAAAGACATAGTAGACCTTCTCTTAGGTACTATGATCTTAGCTGGGGAGTCATCTATTTCAAATCTCCATCCACCATCTCTACCTCTGAACCAACCAGTATCTTTACGAACAGTTTCTTTGTCTGTTCCTTTAATAATAGATTTAGCAGCCCTAACAAAGTTAGTATCATACCCACCAGCTTTTCTAACACCAGCAAATATTGACAGGCCGACATCACCAACAACAGGTACGGCTTCAAAGGCTATATCAGAAATACCTTCAGTAGTTCTACCTGCAGCTATCTTCTCTGTACCTGCCCTCAACACATCAGCTGAGGATGAAGGGCTAAGCTCTGTAATGAAAGAACCTACATCTGCTAATCGTTGAGAGGTAGCTCTTTCAAAGCCTAATGAATCAGCTACATTAAATATTTTTTCCCATGCATCACCAGGGGCTGTCCTAACTTCTGGAGTAATCGTATCAACCACTTCTCCAGAACCACCAGCACTCCTCTGCATAAGAAGCCTCTCTTCCTCTGGGAGGTCTAGATCCTCATCCCTAATTATACGAGGAACCTCAAGAGATTTAGATCTCTCCTGTGCTTCCTTCACAGCATCTTCTACTGTGGCAAAAGGCTGTAACTCTCTACCTGTTATAGGGTCAAAGAACTTACCTTGTGTCTGAGTTTCCATTATACGTTGGGTAGCTTCGTCATCATCTACAAAGGAACCATCGTATACAGTAGGTATGTTATACCACAAACCATCCAATGGAATTGTGATACTCCTTTCTGTAACTTGATCTCCGTATTGATTCTGATAGACAGGTCTACCCTCTGGTGTTAGCATCGCCTCTCCGTTCTCCGTTATTGGGGAGAGGCGTTCTCCCTCCCCCGCCAAGAACATCTCCTGACCGGCTTCTCCAGTCTGTTGTAAGAGATTTAAGTATGACTCTACATCTACTAAAGATTGGTTAGAACCAACACCAGAGTAGTAACTACTACCTACCTTTCTCTTACCGATGTCTTTAACTACAGGTAGGGCAGCCCACTCTTTGGCTAAGTTATTACCAAATTCATGCACATCAATACTACCCTTAAGGTACGAATTAAGCCCCCGCTTCTTTAACAGTTGTACAAACATCTCATCTTGTAGCTCAGGGGTAAACAACTCATTCCCTTTTAGATTCATCTGACGTGTGAGATCTTTAAGAGTAGAGTTGATGATCTGGTATCTACCTACTGCAGAAGACTCATGACCTATACGGAGCATCCTATTCTGCATTTGGAACACTTCATTGATACTCATTGTATCTAAAGGAGCAGACTTATTCCTGCCTTGAATCTGGTTGTAGCCCTCAGGGGCCTCCAGATTCCCTATGAAGTCTGATAGTTGTTTAACCATATCTACCTGAGGGGTACGTGCTACAGGCTCTTGTACGGGCTCTGAGATACCTTCCTGAGGGGGTAGCTCAACAGGTGCAGACTCAGGAGTAGGTGGCTCTTGGAGGATAGGAGGTTCTTCTGCTTCAGGTTCTATAGCTACAGGCTTATTCCTACGTGCAGCTAGATCCATAGGGCGTTCTATCCTACCTACTTCTAAGGCCATAGCTACTTCTTCAGGAGTTAAGAGATCTACTATATCTGAATCATCATCTTCAACAACAGGTGCAAGTGGAGAAGTTTCAGTAATAGCAGTTGACTCTGTTTCTTCACTATCCCTTGGAAGGATATCACCCACCTTATCAAATAACTTATCTACACCTTCTGTAAATTTATCTAGTATCGTCATCTCCATCCTCCGGTGTTACCATAGGTTTAGGACTAACAGTTACTTTCCCTGTAGAATATTTCTGTCTGAGTAGTTCTCTCAAACGTTCACTCTTCTCTTCAGATGTATCTTCTGAACTCTTAAAATCTTCAAGAAGAATCTGTTCTTCTCTATCTTCCTCTGACATCTTTTGCAACTCTTCTAGTGTCATATCAGGATAGAACCAGTCACGAACAAAGTTCATTGGAGACCAATCAGTAAAGTTAAGAGGACTGAGATCTTCAGGTAAGTGTTCGAAAGGATCAAAATCTTCAGGGGCTATCTCAGGAGAGGATAACCATTTACGGAAGTTCTTTCTCCAATCCTCAGTTCCATCTGGAGTAGCGATAGACCATATAATCTCAGCAGGTAATGGGAGACGGGTAAGGTTAGCAGCTTCTTTAGCTAGAGCATCTCTAAGCTTACCTTCATCTCCTGATAACTCTTCAATAGCTCCACCAACTGTACGCAAACCAATTGAAGGGGCAGGTCCTAACCAAGAGTAAATAGGATCTTGACTAAATTTATCTGCCTGGAAAGCATGGTGCACTGTAGCCGAATGACCTAGCATACCAGAAGTATCTAGGACCCTGAGCATATGATCCATACCTTCTTCTGCAGGAGCTTCTGGATTTCCATCTGGACCCCATTTAATGATATCTTTAATCATTAAGCCTGCTTCAGTGGCAGCATACATCAGAGGTATAACTGTAGCTACACGAGCAGCCTTACTAGCAGAACTAAAAGCCTCTGCCTTAAAGGTTTCTTTAGTCAGATCACCAGATGCTATATCCTGACTGATATTAACCCAAGGTCTAAAAATACCCTCACCCCAATCCCTTAAAACAATATTAGAAAAAGCTACAGGGTAAGCTTTAAGCTGAGTTAATAGAAGAAATTCAGGTGAGTTCTGAATAGCTGGTCTAACAGTAGAGTCTGGGTGTATCACTGTACTGTCTGTGAATCTTAGAGCCCCTCTCTGTATTTGAGTATAGAAAGGATCTTTCTGACTAGCACCACGCTTTAACCAAGCCAGTCCTTCATCTATACTAATGCCCATCTCTATAAGCTCTTTGCCTCTATGCTGGGCGATAACAGATTTAGGACCTCTCTTCTCAATAGCCTTAAGATTATTAATAGCCTTAAGCCTACCAGTATGGAATGCGGATACTTGAACAAACTTAACCCATTCAGATAACAGATTAGTAACGAAGTTAACATTATTCACTTTCTGCATGGCACTGGACATGATTTCACTACCACCCAGCATAGCATTAAGTCTGGAAGCTGCAGCAGTATCTGTAGCCAAGCCAACTGCTTGGGCTGCTTCGTAAGATCTAGCTTCAGGAGTATTCCTGAGAACCTTACCGAAGTAATGCTTAGGCACTGCAGCTGTAGCTTGCATCAATCCACCTACAGAATCCCTCAGTCTAGCTTTAGAGAAAGGAATGAATGCTTCACCTAAAGAAGATAGTGTAGCCATATGTAATAACATCACACGCATAGCAGTAGCTATACCTTCTTGAGCTACGTTAGGATCCAACTTAACAGTAGCACCACCTACCTTCACAGACCTTACATCTAACTTACGTAGTCCTTGAATGTTCTGGAGTATCCTAGATATAGCGGCAACTTCATCATTTCGTATAGGCCTGCCTGCTTCTTTAGACTCCTTAAGAATCTGTTCAAGCATAGTCTCTACTTTCTCACCACCATATCCAAACAACTGAGCATAAGTAATCTTACCTGAACCACGTTCAATATACTTAGTAAGAGCATCAAGTACATTAGTATTATAAAACTTCTTATACCTATCAATACTAAGATCAAGAGTACGAGATCCACCAGAAAGAATCTTAGACCCTCTCATACCAAATCTACGATCATCAGCCTTACGAGGCGTGATACCTAAATCAGCATCAGCTTCATCAAGTAACTTCTGGATGATATCATCCTGTCTTACCTTATCTACATATCCATCTCCAGCTAGCAATCTACGAAACTCATCTTCATTCTTAAAGAGAGCTCGTTTGTTAATCTGGCGAGGGAAGAAATCCTTTATGTAGGCTGACTTCTCAGGAGACTGAGCAAGGAACTCATCAAGGATACCACGTACTTCTCTAGCTACACCTAACATATCTTCTGGAAGTTCTTCTCTACTAACACCATTAAGCCAGTTCCATATCCTATCGTTAGCATCATCAGTTAACTTACCACGATAGGTTTTATTACTGTTGTCTAACTGAGCGAAGGCATCACGAAGTTTAGTGCTGAACTTACCTATCATATACTGAGTACTCTCAGTATAGCTGTACTGCCCAGCCTCTGGTCCCATATGAACAGCATCATGCCGCAGTGTATTGGCCAGCTTCCCAGCAGTAGGAGACACTTCAGCTAAAGATTTGAGTCTATCGGTAGATCTATACCAAAGAGTAGAACCAATATCTCTAACAACATTGAGTATTTTATCTGGCACAGAAGTACCACGTTGCTTAAAGAAGAGATCTTCTACTAGTGCATCGTTAACAGTAGAGGGTTGTGGTCGAGTATCCATAGTGCGACCAATAGAAGACACATCTTCAATAGCAGGAGTCTTACCTAGCATCTTAGCTGCAGCTCCCCTCTGTGTGTTCTTAGCCACACGAGAAAACTTCATACCATCTGTGCTGAACAAAGTAAACTTCCCATCTACTTTATGTTGTACACGTAGCTTAGCCAGTTCATCATCTGATATCTTACCTAGTATAGGTCCTTCTTCTAAGAAATCTACAGCTTTGTATCTAGGTGTAAGATCTAATCTGATAGCTAGCCCCTTACGAATAGCTGCATTCAATTGAACTTCATCTGCTATTTCTTTAAGGAAGTATTTACTTTCTATTATATTATCAGAGGTAGCCCTATGATTATCTAGAACTCTAGCAAGTTCTTCTTCTCTTCTACGTAATTGAGAACGAAGATTCTGTACCTTGTCAATCCATTCAGTGCCTATCTCAGGAACTAATGGACGTTCTGGTAACAGTGTGCCTTCTGGTACCTTATGTAATCCAGGTTCAAATACTTCCCCAGGTTTAGTAGCTTTCCTAGAAGCTTCTGTGGCTTCCTCTACTGCTTTCTCAGCTGGTATGTCATCTACTATACCCTTGATACCACCTATCCCTTCAGCAAAGTCATACATGCCTTGTAGCTCACGTACAACACTGTCTATCTGTTGGGTGATTGGTTTGATCTGTTCTTCAATCTTTTTAAGATCTTTTTGTGCAACATTAAGAAAGTTCTTAGTTTCAGTACGAGCCTTCATTCTTTCCTTAAAGGGCAGCTCCTCTGTCCTAGCTCTGTATATTTCTCTGGCCTTATCAATCTCATCAAGCTGTTTATCTATACCCAACATATGGACCTGCATATCATCCATTAGCTGCTGACCAGTAGGTATATTCTGTTGCTTCCACTCTACAGTGTGCGCTCTCTGTTGGTCTGCCAGATCTAAGTTATACTTATGACTTGGGTTAAATAGATCTTCTGAATTCTCAAAGAAAACATCTAGAGCATCTTTAGTGGGCTGTCCTTTCCATGTAAGGTAAGACCACTTACCTACGTCAAATGCACCTGATAGAGCAGTAGCAAACATAACACCCTCAGCTGCAATAGCAGCTTTAGCTGATAGCTCTGAATCTTCTGGATCTATACGTAATGCTTGTACTATAGGGTTGTCACTCTCAGGAAACATCATACCAGTAATTGTCTGGTCTTCTCTATTTGCAACTAGGAAATCCCCAGCCGAGCTACGGATAACATTATCTAATACATACCTATAAGCAGTATTACTAACAGCCAATGGGTTACGTAATCCATTAATAGGGGCAGTGAGTAAATATCCAGTAAGGTATTCAGAGATAGTAGATACAATTTCTCCCGGCTTAGTATCCAGGTCAAAATCCATCTCACCAATATAAATGTTATTAGTATCTCTCTCCAATACTTTACTATAAAGATCTTCTTGTTTCTGGATAGGACTTACAATAAAGTTGACAGTATCGATAAGAGCATTACCAACCCCCTCAACAATAGCTTTAGTAACATCCCATGCGTACTCAAGACCATCAGGTCCTGGGATAAGAGATTCTCTCCATTCAGGATTATTCTCAAACACACGTTCCACAGTAAGACCAGAAAGATTAATCTCCATCCCTTCCTTAGGATCTAGCTGAACAGCTATCTCTCCATACTCACGGGGAGTAACACCATGTTCATCAGGAGTATCCATACGAATAAGCTCTTGCTGCTCATCTTCCCCAGCTTGCATGAAGTGACTCTCAAATATTTGGTCATACTCATCTGGTGTAGGATCTTCTACTACAGGACCAGTAGGTGACTTCTTATCTGATTGTGTAACAGGCTCACTATTGTTAAGTAGTGTGGGATTTGTATCTTCGGGTATCTCTATTGTTTCATCAGGATATAACTCCTGATATAATTGATCATATTCTTCAGGAGTCAGCTCTGCTTCATCTTCTTCGGGTTGCTCAAAAGCAGTCCCACGAAGACGAGCTTTATCTCTTTCATATAAAGAGAATTTTTCAGTAGCCATACTTATCTCCTGTTACGAGAACGCTGATCATTAATAAACTTACGATAACCTTCTGAGTTTGTCACACCTGACTTGATAGCTGCCTTACGCGCCTTAGCTTCTATAGAGGATGGGTTCTCTTGAATTAACCTATTCGACTCTTCCATGAATCCAGCATCTACTGCATCTCCACCGACTAACTGTTGGATACGTTCATGCAATGCAGTAACGAATATCCTCTTAGTCTCAGGATTATAGAACTGAGCGATAGTCTCAAATGCCTTTTCATATGCGACACCTTCACTACGATACTTCTTACTGGGATCACGAAGGTAGTGCTGAGCTAGCACGAAAGCATTCATACGTATAACGTTCTTATCTGCCTTATCCATGTTAGGATAACGATTAGCAAACTCTTCTTCGAATGCCCCTTTCTCTACTTCTGAGGTACGGATATCAGAAGCTATTGGGTCAAGCCAAGTAGCAGCCATGCGTGATTGTTCAGAGGTTGTAAGTATAGGCTTGGACCCTTGCTTATAAAACTCAGTTAGCCTAGTAATACTACCATCAAATTGATTATGAACGTACACATCCTGAACTTCAGAACCATCTTCCATTTTCTGTATAGGGCCTAACATAGTATCCGAATGTTTACTATTCAGGAAAGTATACCGTTCTTTATCTGTGGTAGTTAACTCATCTCCACCTTCAATACGATCTCTAAGACCACGCATCTCTATGAAGTCTTTATCACGCTGACCCATCTCATTACCTTCGATACTAAAATCATTAGTATCTACAGCAACAATAGGTTCTCCAGGTGCAGTGGCTCGATAGTACTTATTAGTTATCGGGCTATACTGTAACCGTAAGGACTTACCACCCTTATCTTTGTATGTATCTTTAGCTTCAGTAAGTTTAAGATCTGCTATACTTTGAGCTCCATCTCCGAATGAAGTAAATGATTCACCAGATACTTCTGCTGTCTCTTCGTCTATGAGACCAGCTGCGATACCTTTTTCAGATATAGAAGTGAGAAGCTTAGGTTGTTTCTTCTGACGCTCTTCAAACTCTTTAAGCAGTCTTTCTTGTTCTTCAGTCCTGAACGAGGTATTAGCATTCTCCCATTCATCACTACTGAAGGGACCTTCACGGTTAGCTATAGCTACAGCTGTTTCATCCATCTCATGAAGTCTAGGATCAAATGTGTACTTACTATCAGCTACTAAAGGCAAACGCTTAGCCAGCTTCTTGTTACCTTTGTTACCAGACATAATAGCATCTATCGCAGCTGTCGCATACTCCATTGGATTAGTTCCACCATCTCTAGTGGGAGGGATCTTAGCAACACTATGTTTATTCAACACAGCTATCTTAGCTTCCTCGGGGGTCATCCCATGTTTTTTCTGTAGATACCAGGATATAGCATCTGGACTATTACGTCCACCTAGAGTCTCAATGGAATTCTCCATCTCATACTCTGACTGCTGTCTGGACAGATCACTATTAAACTGAGTTTCTATAAGACGGAACTTAGACATCTTAGCTAACTCTTGTGCTCTCTCCATCATATCTAATTCTTTCTGACGACGACGAGCTACATCCTCATTGTAACCTTGGGCCATACCACCAGCTACAGAGAGAAGAGTGTCTCCTAAACTAGCCATTAGTATCACCTCCACCCATTTGTTGTATACGGTCTAACATACTTTGATTTACCCCAGCAGGTACTTGACCTGCAGATGATGGTAGAATATCCTCCGCAGGAACTTCACCTTCTTCGGCTACTGTTGACTTCTTCCTATCGAGAAGATCCCTTACATTCATAAGAGCTATATCATCATTTATAATAGCGTCCTCTTCATCTTCCATCTCTTCTTCTGGGTAGAGCACTGGTTCTATCCCATGGACTTCTCCAATAGATAGTAACATATACATAGTGGGCTCTATGAGATTTAGCATAAGATCGGGATTAAATTTACCCTCACGAAAGCCGGAGAATAAAAGAGTCTGGGCTATGTCCTCTACAGGAACTTCATTACGCATAAGTCCTAAGATTTCATCTAGTGTATCCTCTTCAGTTAGACGCATGAAGATGTCTTCTGTAGCTTCCTGCATGTCAGTATGGGCAGGAGGTTTCTCATACGGCAATCTCTGATCAGGGTCTTGGGTGAGAGACTCACCTGGTATAGGAGCATCAAATGGATCTAGTCCACCATGGGCTTCCTGTAGTTCTTCTAGACTTGGCATTAGTTATAACTCCTATGCTTCTTTTGAGAGCAGCTGTGAGAATAGTGCTTGCTGACGACGCTGTGCTTCTGAGAGGAATTGTCCACCAGCAGAACCTTCACCACCTACACCAAACCTACGAGTACCAAACGGATCTGGTACATCAGCAGTTTGAAATGCTGGAAGTCCTATAGGTTGGGCAACACCACTAAGTAACCCAGAGCCAGCTTTCAATACTCTATCAAGTAATGAAGAACTCTTAACATTAGAGGTTGGGTGCATCATGTCTGGTAATTGTGGATCAGTCATGGGGTTACGGATACCAGATGCAACAATACCTTCTGTCGCTGCTTTCTCTGCCATAGGATGGAAAGGACTAATGTTAGCAGCCCTTGCCATATCTATTGTAGCCTTGGGTATACCCGCCTTAGCAGCAGCATCAAACTGTACATTCAATGGTTGATTCTCTAGACTAAGTGGGAATGTAGGTTTACCCACTACATTAGATATCCCAAGTTTATTAGCAGGATCGTAAATAGCATCATCTACCATAAAGTTAGTGATACTACCTTTTGTCTTAGCAAGATCAGTTGCACCTATACCTTTACTGGGGTCTAGGAAATTAGGACTAACAGATTTAACTTGAGCATTAGCTAACTCTGCAGACTTCTTGGTAACAGAATCTGCAAAGCTTTTAGCTTTCTGCCCTACAAATTCTCCGACATCAGAGATAGACGCTGGGTTCTTTACACCAAGTAAATCTTGTGCACCTTTAAATAGTGCGTTAGCACCATCAGATACCTTACCACCAACCCATTCAAGGCCACCCTTAATCTTATTAGTGATACCTGAGAAAGCTTCCTTAACGAAACCAGAAGCCTTACTTGCCATACTAGAGGCCCACTTCATACCATTGCCAACAGCCTGTACCCAAGCGGGCATAGCTGCCCCAGTGAGAGTAGTGGCAGTTGTAGTCCACATAGCTCCTAGCATACTACCTACACCTGGCAAGACAAAACTTAGTGCTAGTGTACCTATGGGACCTAGTTTACCAAAGACTTTACCAACAGCCTTGATACCTTTCTTGATACCCTTCCAGATACCACTACCAACCTTCTTAATACCTTTGGCCACACCTTTAAAAATCTTAGTTGCACCTTTAAATACTTTCTTAAGACCACTAAAGAATCCCATAGTTATACATTCCTATTCTGAAGCCAGAAGTTTATAGCTGCCTTACCTAGTTCTACCAAAGTGCTAGAACGTTTAGCATCGGATATAGATTCATTAGATAGAGCTGCTTGAGCTAATGCAGCTTGACGTTGTAATTCATTCTGAGTAGACTCGAAAGACCACTTAGCATTATCACGGAGTTCTTGCCACATGAAAGTTAAAGATTGATTACTTAAATTAAATGCGTTCATGGCATTAGCTTGGTTAACAGCATTGGTTGCAGCAGTATTAACTTCATTCATTTGTCTACGCCACTGTACATTAGATTGACTAATTACAGTAGCATTCTGCGCATTGAACTGTTGCCTAGCTGCTTCAAGGTTAGCATTGTATTGGGCTACAGCATTTCTTTGGGTAGCGTTAAACTGACTAGTTTGCATACGAGCCGTAGCATTATACTGACTAGTCTGATTCTTAGAAGAGGCATTGAACTGATTCTGAGTATTCCTCATCTGTGCATTAGCTACAGATAATTGATTCTTCTGCTCAGCATTGAATTGGCTAACAGACTCCAGCCTCATCTTATTCTGTGTATTGATCTGAGTGTTAAGGCTAGCTAAGAACTGCTGTGTCTGTAACTGATTGGTAGCATTAAACTGCCTAGACGCATTAATAGCTGATTGATTAGATAGCATAGACTGCTGTCTATTCTGTGTATTTATCAGAGCAGCCTGTTGTCTGTTATCCAGGTTAGCCATATCCATAGACAGGAAAGCCCTAGCATTTTCAACCTGCATCTGCTGTCTAGCATCTAGGTTAGCCATATCCATAGAGGCCAGTAGCTGAGCATTGAGTACAGCTGTCTGTTGTCTATTGTCTAAATTAGTAAGGTTCATCGTCTGCATAAATCTACTATTAGATAATGCAGTCTCTTGCCTAGCACTTAAATTAGCTAGGTCCATAGACAATAGGTTCTGGGCATTAGACATAGCAGATTGCTGCTGATTAGTCATATTAGCTATACGCATCTGCTGATCAGCATTGAGATTAGCCGTAACTAACTGTAGCTTAGATTGTGCATTTTGTAGATTAACAGCTTGCTGTCTATTTAAATTACCTTCAGTTCTCTGGAAGTAAGTCTGTGCATTCTGCTGTGCCATCGGCATAGCTGCTTCTATTATAGCATTAGATAGAGCAGCCTGCCCAATAGAAGATCTTGACAAACCACGAGAAGCTAACTGTCCTTCGATAGCGTCAACTGCTGGCCTAGCCCAAAGAGGTATCTCACCTGATGCTAACCCCTGAGTCAATTGTTCCATTTGGAAACTTATTAACTCTTCTGGTGTAACACCTGCAATAGTGGCAGTTGCGATAGCAGATTCTATATCTGCTTGAGCTGCTTCACCCGTGGCAGCAGTAACCATTCCGGATACTGTGCCCTGGGCAGCTTGAGCTAATTCACTGGGACTAACTGTACCTTGAGCTGCAGTAGCTAATTCCCCCAGCTGTCCTTGTGCGGCTACACCAGGTTGTGTTACTTGACCCTGAGCCCCAGTCATACTAGCAGAACCAGTAGTCGCTGTGCCTACAGTAGGGGCCTTAAATGATACTCCACCTACACTACCAGCAAAGGAAGCCCCTGCAAACTGGGCTGTAGAAGTACCTGCTAAAGCAGTACCTACTGTTGAAGTACCTGCAGTAGCTGCAGATTGTATATGTGTACGTGCTGCTTGATATCTAGAATCAGTAGGATTAATTATCTCCCCTGATTTTAATCTAATAGGTGTAGCAGTCTGTATGGCATCCGGATTAATAGTGGGGTCTGTAAGATTTTTAGCTACAGTAGATCCTACTAGATCCATTCGAGCTTCAGCATCAGGATCAGTAGGGACACCTTCTACCTGGTTAGTAGTACCACTAGAGGTAGTGCTACTGCCTCCGGTTATAACCCCACTCGCCATACTAGTGGTAGCAGAGGTAGTAGTACCACTACTAGTGGTAGTCCCACTTGAAGTTAGTTTAGCTAGTGATTCTCTAGCAGCTCTCAGTCTACTGCTGTACATACTCTTGAGAGAAGGTTCACTACTGCCGTCTATACTATTATATTTAGTTTGCAAAGAATTAACTAGAGCTTTAGCAGCATCTATTTCAGATTGTGTAGCCATTACCTGCCTCCCTCAAGAACTTCAATTCTTGCAATACATTCTATAAGTGCAGCAGTAAGAATAGGTACAAGTTTAGATGCATCCATCTGTTGCATTTCCTCCCCATCCTTTTCACCAGTAACAGCTTCTGGTACTACTTCTTGTACTTCATGGGCAATGAAACCACACACAACATCTTCTTGTCCAATGAAGTTAAAGTGGTACGGCTTGAGTTCCTTAACAAGATCTATAGACCCAGTAATACGTTTTACATTTTCTTTAAGACGATAGTCTGAAGAAGTATTATATGCAGTATTGGAACCATCTGAAGTGATAGAACCACGTACTACACCAGCTTCTTTAAATTCAACATGAATAGTCGTGCCAGATACATAGTCAGTCTCATCAGAAATAATACGAGCAGAAGAGGATTCAACAGAAGTAACTGTAATACCAGCAGATGCGATCTGTAATGGATTAATGCCACCAGTAGAAAATCCTAATACGTTTGCTGCAACTGCATACATACCAGTGTTATTAGCTACAGAGAAAGAATATGCCGGGAGAGCTGCAGTACCCTGTGGGGCCAGAACATTTAATGTACTAAATAATCCATTATCAGTACTAATCTCTAGTCTCTTAACACCACCAGTAGAAAAACCTAATGCATCCCCTCCAAGATTGTACATACCAGTGTTAGGGTCTAAAGAAAAAGTATATGTTGGTGATGCAGCAGATCCAAATACGGATATAATAGGTAATTGAGTTTGAAAGGCGTCTGTAGTAAGCCGTGCTCTCTCAACACCACCAGCTGAAAAACCTATACCATTAATAGCTGCCCTGTACATACCAGTATCAGAATCTGCAGAGAAAGAATGAGATGGTGTTGCAGCTGAACCATCTGTGGCTAGAATAGGTAATTGAGTTTGAAAGGCGCCTGTAGTAAGCCGTGCTCTCTCAACACCACCAGCTGAAAAAACTATAGTATCAGCTGAGTCAGTGTATATGCCAGTGTTAGGATCATCGATAAAAGAGAAAGAAGGAAAGTTAGAATCCCCACTTACGGTTGTTATACCATTACTATTAATATTTGCTACCTTAACACCACCAGTAGAGAAACCTAAAATATCAGCTGCTTCACTATAGATACCTGTATCCCTATCCGTAGAAAAAGAATAGGACGGATCAGCTGCAGTACCTGCTGGGGTGAACAATGGAACAGTTGTTAATATTTCGAAAGTATCTACTGATAGTCGATTGACTCCTCCAGTAGTGATACCCAGACGATTGTTAGTAACCCAATACATACCAGTATCAGGATCAAAAGCAAAGGCCACAGAAGGGGTTGCTGCACTGCCAGTAATAAATCGTGCTGTACCACCAAAGTCAATACTATCTACTGTAGTTTCTGTTCTGTTAACTTGCAACCAATTAGATTCTGAAAACTTAGCGTCATCAGAAACCCTAAAAAGCAATGTGTCCCCACTAGCCTGGATAGCCCAGAGTCCATTATCTGCAGTAGCATCTGTCTCATTGATGTAGAAATAAGGAGCAGTGCCCGATACTTCTAATGAGTTAGTGGTAATCTCTACTGCTTTAGTGCCGGCAGCTGAGAAACCTATAATATCAGCTGCTGAGCTGTACATACCAGTATTAGTATCTGAAGAGAAAGAATACGCTGGTGATGCAGCTGAACCATTTGAGGATCTGATAGGAACTGTAGTATCAAATGAGGTAGAATCTATGTCTACTCTCTTAACACCACCAGTAGAAAAACCTAATACGTTAACACCGTCACGGTACATACCAGTATCAGGATCAATGAAAAAAGATACTCCAGGTTCTGCTGCTGTTCCAGCGTGGGATCTAATAGGTACTGAAGTATCAAATGAGGTAGTGTCTAATGTTGCTACTGCGCTGCCACCATTAACAGAAAAACCTACAGTATCAGCAGCTGGGTTGTATACCCCTGTATTAGCATCATCAGTAAAAGATATTGTTGGTACTGCAGACGATCCCGATGTTGATCTAATAGCTACTTGAGTTTGAAATGCTGCAGTAGTAAGCCGTGATCTTTCAACACCACCAGCTGAAAAAACTATAGTATCAGCTGAGTCAGTGTATATGCCAGTGTTAGGATCTGAAGAGAAAGAATATGCTGGATCAGCAGAAGTGCCATTAGTATTAAGAATCACAGCTGTATGGGTGTATACCCCATTGATAGTGTCATCTACATCACTACGAGCAAAATTATCACTATCAACTCCATCTAGTAATTCAGAATCTGCTGCTTTAGCTCCTACTAATAAGTATCCAGAACCCTCTACCCCATCTAGTAAATCAGCATTAAGATTAGTTACTAAGAAGGTACTGTCTACAGTAAATGGAGCATCCACACCAGAAGTACCACCATTGAAGTCAGGCACACTATTAAAGGTACCACCACCACTTATAGTAGTGTCACCAATCAATGTGATAACTCCAGTAGAACTGATAGACATCCTATCAACTGACGCAGTCTTTAAATAGATAGTATCATCATCTGCTGTACGTTCTATTTCTATCTTAGTATCACCATCTGAATCAGAAAGAAGAGGAATAGATCCACCTTCTGCAGCAGTACCATCATGTTTGTGACCAATAGCCGCATCAAATGCTGAGACTAACTGATCATATTCATCGTTTGAGTGTGCAGATAAAATCGTATCACCATTTGTGTACGATGACTGCCTTGTATATCCCGTCATATTTATACCTTTCCTGCTACAATAAGATCCAAATCAAAACCTTGTATTGTGTATGGTCTGTCAAGAGAACTACTAGAAGAATAATTTACTGCTACAGTAAAACCAGAACCTTCAGTATTTAGTACTTGTATGTTTACTGTTTTAGAATCGTATCTGAAACCTGTATCATAAGTAGCTTCACCGTAGATAGCTGGGATACTAAATTCAGATAAAGTATAAGGAGCAGGGTCATCCTCATCCTCATCTGTGTATCCTGAATATTCTAGAGAGAACTTAACATTAGCAGGACCTGTAGGTTTTACATATGTCCTTACCCTGTGGATATTCTTTCTTATACTCGGATCACCTATGTCAAATGGGTGTGATACGAAGTTAGCATTAATAGGATCACCATTGAAACTATCACTGGTATCATGCTGATATAACACACCATCATTCTTAGATGCCATCAATGAAACATACACACCACCAAATAAACCTTCTGTGACATGCTGGGGGGCTAGATCTATTGTAGTAGACCAGTTCCAATCTAAGTTTCCTCCGTCATCATACACTAATGTTCCTATTAAACCTAAGTGTCCTACGGTAGCTGGATCATCATATGGGTAGTATAATCGATACTGTGCTTTCTCTCGTAGTACCACAGAGTGAAGTTCAAAATCATTAATATCAGTTATAAGATCTCTAACCACAGATCTGACTAAAGAAGAGATAGAAGAGATATCTACGTCATCAATCCTAGTTGTACCTGCCAGAGTTCGTATACCATCAGGAGCAAGGTAGACCAAGTCACCATTAATCTCTTGTATGGTATCACCATTAAGACATCCTATATTCTTTGTGATAGGTTCAAGGACTACAGCAGCAGCACCTTGGTTAGCATCCTTAAGGAAGAAGATAGAGTTCTCACAGAACACAATCATATTATCACGGAAAGGATAGATACCTGTTACTGGGTTACCAGTACTTATACTTAAAGAGTTTGTTCCGTTCCATGTCTCAGGATCAAATATAGTACTTACGTATACTGTAGATGGAGTCTCTTCTTGTCCTGATATATAGAACTGATCTCTAAAGTACACAACAAATTTACAACCTGCAGGTGTTCCTGTGGTCACATCGTCTAGATATTTAAAAGTGTAGGTAGCATTGGTGTGTGCGGTACCATTGACCTTAAAGAACATGGCATTGTCAAATCCATTTACCCCTATGATCATCTGGTCTTCATCAGCAGTACCATGAGAGTAATCATCAAACCGAACATCAGTGACACTGGTGTCCATTGCTGTTGCCCCTGCAGCTTCGATAGTCGCAAAGTCAGCATCAGTCACAAGCTTGTTTACTTGAACCCAAGTATCGGCATCAAAGGTATGATATAGATGATCACCCCTCGCCACAAGAATAGATTCATTGAAGATATGTATTCCTTTAATAGGGCCTGACCCAGGTACTGCAGTATCACCGAAAGGTTCAAATCCTTTGATCCTACCATAACCACCAGTAGAAACTGTTTCAAAGTTCCTAAGGAAAGAAGCTACACCAGGACGACTCAACAATTCTTGTGGAGTACTACGAAGATCTAATCCACCCCTACACGATATTTTTACATTTTGTAGAGTAGATGCCATACTACACCGCCTTCATTTGAATTGCTTGTTTGTCTACTATATCCCTATGCATCTGTCTCAAACCACGTTCATACTCATTTAAGGCTACTTCTGCTTGCTCTACGTTTTCACGGAACATCCAAAGAAAGTACCTAGCCCTAGATATAAGAACAGTATAGTACCGATCCGGTATAACAACCGTATCAGAAGAATTTGTTAGTAGTGTTGGTTTAGACCAAGCGGCAAAGGTTACTGTAAAATCACTATCATCTGGGTATGGAGACAAACCAAATCCATCATCACTCTTGAGGCGATAGACAAATATAGGTTCACCACCTTCAGTGGAATTTTCTAGATCCCTTACCTTTAAATGTCTGACATAGAAATCTATATCTATGGGTTGAAGAAAAGAACGATAACTCCCATCAGCAGACGTTATAAAGAAACTATCCCAATCTATGCGGTCTACACCTGTATCAAATGTATAAGTAGGTTGTAGGTTTACAGTGTCTACAGAAATCTTAGCTGTAGTCTTTTCGCTGAGGAAAGGCCATTCCTTTGAGTAATTTAAAATATCTGCATAGGCACGGTTAACCATCTCCTTTGCTGCAGCCTGTAAGCCACGGGGAGAGGGGAAGTTAGCCTCAGTGATAGGGACTTCATTAATATCCCGCAAGGCTATGTTAACTAGTTCAATATAAGTCTTAGCCATTTGTGTGTGTCACTCTCATTTAAGTACAAAATTAATATTTGTTTATTGACAAAGAAAAGGGCACGAGGGCTTTGAGGCCCAAGCGCCCTTCCTAATGCAGTTAACCAAAGTTAACTTAAGTGTCACTATCCAAATTACGGAGTCAGGTCTGCGTTAGTGTAAGTTACACGTGCAACAGCCAGAGCTTCCGGACGGATAATACCACGACCGTATACATGCAGACCACGAACTATATCAGAGAAGGTGGTCTGAGAACGGAACTTCTCAGTCTTCACGATAGCATTAGCAGTAGCAGTAGAGGACATGTGACCAGCCATCAAGACGTCATGAGTCTCAACAGTAGTCAGAGTATCAAAGGTCGGAGCATTGTTGGTTACGTACAGGCTAAAGCCACGCAGCTTACCAGACTGAACCAGACCATTCTGGAGAGTAGCCATACCACCATTGAAGTCAGCATTGATGAGCTTAGAGTCAGCCTTCATCAGTACTTCTACTCCACGCGGAGGCAGGACAATCCAACGATTCTCTTCAGGTACATCCTGTTCAGAGAGCAGACGGCCCAACTGAGACATGGTGTTAAGGAGAGCATCAGGAGTAGTCAGGTCAATCAGGTTAGCGAACTCAGTATCGTTAACTACGTTAGCTGCCAGAGCACCAGTAGACATATGAGTCATGACCTTTGCATCATAGTCATTCTTCAATGAGTAAGCTGCAGAAGATGTTGCCATCGGGATCCAGTTGATATGCGAAATTTTCTGTTCGATATCATCTAAATGGAACTCAAAGTACTTAGCCTGATCAAGAATCAGAGTAATCTCATCGTCTGCCAGAGCCTGAGCAGTGGTAGTAAGACCACGGGTGTAATCAGCAATTGTGATTACTGGCTCTTTGATGATACGTACTGTATCACCGTAAGAACTAATTTCACCGAAGTAATCGGTATTGGTGATTGCTTCAACTACAGAACGACGACGGAAAAAGTTTAGTACTTTCTGACTAAAAATTTCCGGTACGAAATTACCAGTAGGGGAAGCACCACCGAAGTTGGTAGTTGAACCACCAGCGAAATGTGCCATTTTTGGTTACCTCAAAATTTATATTAGTAGGGTAACCTCTTTTATAAGGTTACCTTATTCGGCCTTCAGACATAGCTTCATCCAGTTCTTCTTCGAATTTTTCGAATTGACCTGATGCTATAATCTGGCGAATTTCATCACGAGACCAAATACGTTTGTTGGTATCACCTACACTAATAGAACTGCCAGAAACACTGACAGAATCCGCAGCGGAAGTGTCCATAGTATTCCGTGTCTCATTAGACTCCTTCCCTTTACGAGAAGGCATCTGCTTAGTAATACCGGTATCAAGTTTGTAGAGGTCCAAAGAACGGATGAAAAGAGCTGCATCATTTGAATTATCTTTTACCCAAGACTGAACACCTAAAGCTTGCTTTTCTAACCAGACTGAAAAGTCCTGGCCTTTAACAATCTCTAAATAATCAGGATGGGCTTTAGCAATCTCAGCGAAAGCACGAGCCTGTTCAGCTTCAGCTAACTTTTCTTCTAACTGCTGAATACGATTACCAGACTTATTACCTAACTCAGATGCTTGATGGTAAGCTAATGACAGCATAACATCGTAGAACTCTGGGTGCTGTTCACGAAAAGATTCCATCTCCTCCATAGTTTTAGGAGGATTGAAACTATTTTTCTTTTCGAGACTTACTTCGAGATCTTGTACTTTGTTACGCAAATCAGGAACTACAGTATCATAATGCTTCTTTAAATCTTTCCAACGTTTCTCAAACGTTTCTTCCTTAGAGTCGCTCTCATTAGGGCTACTGCCCTTTTTATCAGAAGTATCCGATTTGTTATCTTTACTCTGGGTATCAGAATTCTGCAGATCCTGGTCAGTGTATCGAACGTACGGGTTCTGTTCCGCCACTGTATCTTCTTCGTCCAGTTCATTCATAACTGCGACATTGAAGTATGGACGTGGCTTATATTTTTTAGTATTACTCATTTGTTAAATTCCTCAGGCCGATGCATCTTGAGGTCTCCACTAACACTCCGTGTTTACTGTGGACTCTGTGTATCGGGTAGCTTTGGTTATGTCTCAATATATTATATTAACTATAATATTACCGGTGGCTAGATTCTTTCTCTAGGCGGGAGACTACATTAGGGAGATCAAGAAGACGACGTATGGTTTTAATAGAACCTTGCACCTCCTTTATTCTCTCAAGGGTGTCAGCATACACCAATCTATTAATCTCTTCCCCTAAAATTTCATTCATATATTTAGAGAGAGGAGCCCAATATTGCGGTGTGTTGACAATTATTTTACAATCTTCAATTATCTTAGGGTCCATATTATACCCCACCCATAGCAGACATAGCAGCAGTGGCTTCACCACCAGCTACGGCACCTGCCTCATTACCAGTAAAACCTTGTTCGCCTGGCATAGGAGCAGCTACTTCGGGGGCACCAGGAGAACCAGAGACGGCTCCCCCTTGTCCTTGTAGATTCATAGAACCAATAACAGCGGCGTATATAGCCTGTTCCTCTGGGTTATTAAGAATCTCATTTGGATCCATATCCATAGAGACTGCAATCTCCCTGACAATATAAGGGAGTTTAATAAGAGGAGCTATCATTGGATTCATTGATAACTGAAGGAATGTATTCAAACGCTGGGAACGAATCTCTTTAGCTTGTAAAGAAGAAGATCCCATAGCCTTAACTTCGAGATCACCTTTGATAGTAACATCTGGGTTGAACTGCATCTCCCATCGGAAGTGAGCTTCACCCAAAGGCTTCAACATGTAATCATCGATGTTTCTAATAACAGTCTTAATATTTAAAGACGCGTTACTTAATAGCATAGACATCCCGGATGCAGTACGAGTCGGACTCATAACACCCATCTGCCCATGTGCAAAGGAGGGGATTCCGGTAGATTCATCCGCTAGCTGACGAAATCGATCAAACATCATCATGTTCTCAGGCGCCGTATTAGGGAACTTAATACCATGAATAGCTTGACCCGCTCCACCATTCTGATGACGGAAGATTTTACCTGGCTCCATAGACATATCTTGTCCCGGGATTAGCAGGGATTCATCTATATCGAATACCATATTACCCGCTAGAGCTAGGTTATCAACGGCCAATCTTGCAAACCCATTCATCATAGCTTGGCTATCTTGCATGGATTCAGGAACGCCGGTACCCCAGATCGAGTATGGATCTAACTCATAAGGTACAATGTAGTAAGGAATCCTATGTGGAATAAACGGATTAACTACTACACGTAAAACCTCATTGCCAGAAATCCATACATTAACCTGAACATAATCCTCAATCATATTGTCTAGATTGAGATTAAACTTTTCAAGCTTAGCACGATCCATGTACCCCCAGAACTCAAGTACTTCATATAGACGTTCTTCAGATTCTGAGAAATTACTTTCATCTAATACATTTTCATAAGACTGCCTAACCCAGTTACCTGGTTTAACTAACAGTCTGTCTATTGCATCAGGATTAAAATGTGGACGATTCTTTAGAGTACGGAGTTTATTATTATTCATGCGATGACGCTGAATCAACCATTCCATAGAATCATTAGATATAGCATTTGGATCAGGGTACACATCCCACGCTGAAACCATAGAAGTCTCATTAGACTTTACAAGTTTAGGAGAATACACCATATCCCCAAGCTCATCTTCTTCCCATTTAGGTAATTCTTTATTAATATTGAACGGGCCTTTCATGACCCCAGTACCTAAGAGACACATCTCAAAAATAGCTTTGCGTACTTCCGTACGGGCATTACTCTCTTCAAGACGGTCGTGTATAACCTTTTCCATACGACGAGCTAACTCTTTAGCAATAGGTATAGAAGGACCTCCATCCTTGCTTATCCCTTCCGCCAAAGGAGTTTCACCGTCTTTAGATAACTCATCCTTTAAGCCACCTAAGAAAGATAGATTCTCTCCTGTAGCTCCAGGTGCAAGAGTAAGCCCATCACCCTCAAACCCTACACCACCAACAGGTCCCTCAGGAACTTCTGATGTGTGTGACGGCTCTTCATCCATATCTGTTTTAAGATGTGCAAACTCTGATACACCTTGTGGTATCTCAGTGCTAGTAATATGGATTGGGAAGACTCCATCTGAGAACAACGCTTCAACGATCTGGGCATAAGCAGCCCTAACTTTCACGGTAGTCGTGCGTATGAAAGTTTTATTTTGCTCGCTGTCACGGAAGCGTGCTTCAGTGGAATCATGGCCACGGTAAGAATTTACATTACGTAACCATTGATCTTCACGAATTCTACGGGCCCTTTCAGACTCTTCGAACTTAGCTTTTATGTCGGAGACTAAAGGAGAGTACAGTTCCATTAACCCCTCTTCCATCATGAAGTCTCGATCTTCATTGTCTTGATCTGCTACAGGGGCAGCATCAGAAAGATCCATCTGCTCATCAGAAGATTCTTTAATCTCATCGAATAATTTATTGTTAGCCATTTCTTCTCCTGCTTGGCAAGCAAAACTCTATCTATTAGGTGACTTAAAAACTAAAGTAGTTATTAACCCTGTCCCACTTACTGGGTTCTTTAAAACGAACTAACCTTTCATCTAACGTTTCAACCCTAGGCCTAGACATTACACCATAACGTAAAGCATCTAGAGCATCCCAATGTCCATCTGAGGTTCTAGTTTGATTTAAATCCATTGGCTTGTTTAAATCCTTTTTAGCCCCTGATAATTGTCTCACTGTATTCACACAAGTATTAAATATCATTAACCTGGGGGTACCAGTCTTAGGGTTAGCTCTCAGATGTTCATGTATTTGTAGCCAACCTGACTCTCTACTCTTATCTGCAGGTCTCATACGAAACCCAGGGACAGATATCATAGACTCTGCTATAGATGGGCCTGTATGCCCTGTCTTAGCGTACACAGAGTAGTCTACTGGGTGGTCAACGTATACAAGTTCCTCAGCTTCCCTGGCTTTAATAGCAGAAGCGAACTCTCGACCAGTTAAACCAGTCTCTATCAGTTCATCATATACAATTAAACAGCCATCTTCTGGATTTACTGCAAACCATACAGCAGCAGCAGGATCATTATACCCATAATCTAAGCCACACACTCTATTCCAATGCTTTGGTATGTAGAATGGCTCACACACATGGGTCTCTATGCTGAATTCAGTAAACATAGCATCATTAGATGCCATCCAATCCCCATCAAGTAGCTGTCTACGCTCTACTTCTGGTAGAGACTCTAGCATAGCCCGATATTCCCCATCATAATCAAGGTGTGGGTTATCTGCTAGCTTAGCTGGTATGAATTTAGCTGTACGAGGCTTAGATGTACCTATAGAAGGGGGGTAAATGAAGGTAGTTTCGGGTGGGGCAGGTGCTATAAACCTATCATACACCCACTGAGAACCGGGGTTAGCCGTAGCACGTATATAAGTCTGTATTTCTTTAGCTCTCACAGGCTTACGGGTACGAGACATGAGCCAAGCGAAGCCTTCATCAGTAGGATACTGAGATAATTCATCAAATCCTACATAAGTATAGTCCTGACCTTGGTATCTAAGCTTATCTTTAGCAGTTTCCATGAAGGAAAACCAGATCTTAGCCCCCGAAGGGAACTTCCAAGTGTTCTCACCTGCCATCCACTTAGGTTTAGGGGTTAACATATCGTATAATTCTAAGGAAATATCTATTAATTGCCGCAATTCAGGCATGGTTCTACGAATTATTACTACGTTATGGTCCCTACAATGTACAAACCTTAGAGGATCTAAGATAAGAGAGTAAGATTTACCACCACCAGCAGCTCCACCGTACAAAACTAGGTTCTCTGGTGCAGATAAAAACTTATATTGACGTGGGGTAGGCAGGAATGCTACCTTCCTCTCATCATATTTATGTTCACCAAGGATAATCTCTTGGTATACACGCATACATTCTGTTTCATCTACGTTAGTAGATAACATTTCATTGTATGTATCTATTAAATTATCTTTGATTATAATATTTGGTACGGCCATTCTGGCCGAATTACGTTTTTCTTTAACACAATCAAAGAGAGAATCAAAAGATAAGGTCGGATCTATTCCTCCTTTCAGAGGATCCCCAGATATCTGTAGACTTCTAGCAGCTCTAGCTGCCTTCATCTTTAGAGCTGACTTACGTTTCTGTAATATTCTTAACTCTTTCTGAACCCTAGTAATTACTTTCTTCTTAGCTACTTTCTTTTTATTTTCAGTAGAGTAATTGAAGAATCCTTTCTTACCTTCCTTAACACGTTTTATCCTACGCTCTTCTCGTATCTTCTTAATACGTTCTGAGCTAGTTTCTTTTACACGAAGGTTAAGTATGCCCTCAAGCTTTGTGAACACAAGGGATAAGCCACCCTGTGATTCTATAAAGCCTGCATCTTCATGCTTATCACAATACTGTTGGATTAACTCTAACGACTCTCTAAGAGATCTACTACCTTTGTACCTGAACTCATAAAGAAGTTTTATTACCTTACACAGTAGTTCAGGTATAGGTTCGTAGCTAGAAGATTCTTCTTTCCACACAGTATAGCCTAAGCTATTACTCTTTGTTCTTCGAGTCCTTGGTGTAGTAAGAACTCGGATGAGGTCATCCTCGTAGTTTTCATTACACTCATAGAACTCAGGGTACAATACTTCTTGTACGTAGCTCTCCGATAGGAGACTAGGCCTTTCGGCCCTTTGTTCTAATAAGTTCATTGTCTACTGTTCCTCTGGGAGTACTAGCTCTGCTTTAGCTGGTATAAAGAAGATAGGTTGTTCCTTATCACCACTAAGTTCTATACTCTGCTTCTTGTTAATACCTACACGGTCTAAGACACCCTCTACTGCTTTCAATCTAATGTCAGCACCAGGGATAGACTTATCCTCATCCATAGCGTCTACTAGCTTACGGACAGCCTTAGGGGCATTCGAAGCGAGATACTGCTGTGCACGGGTTAAGATTTCATCTGCTAGATTCTTTACAAGAGTGGTATGGTAAGTCCTTTCATACCCAGCTTTCTCACAAGCACGGAGAGTATTGCCCATGCACTCATCATCATGGAATAGATACTCCATGAATAACTCTTGCTGAGCAGTAAGATCTTTATCGGACATTAACTGTTACCTGCCTTACTTATGAACATTATCGAATGAATATGCGGTAATGTGTTATTTATGAACATTATCGAACGAATGGAACATACCACATCCAGTACACTCATATCCAGTTTGGTATATATAGAAAGAAGAGTGGAAGTTAGAATTGGTAAGAGTCTTACACGGACATGCATAGACTAACACATCCATATCTGGTTTCTTAGTTGCTTTGTTAAAGTCTAGTATGTCGGCCATTAGCATGTCCTCCATACATCGACCTTACGGTCTCCGAGTATGTTGTCCACTGTAGCTATACTCCAGGTGTACTATCTACACTACCCCAAGGAGGAGTATTGTCTTCTACCATGTTACCATCTTCTATAGTCTGTTCAGTCTTGTACTCACCTGAATACATAGAGAAAGACTCTGAGCTCATGTGTGCGCCTGAGTTAGACTCTTGATCTAATGCAGCAGCATCTACAGCAGGCTTGTGTCCAGCATCAAGAAGAAGCTTCTCTTCATATTTAATACAGCTCATCGGTTGTGTTACTCCGTTTGTTAGGTATAAAGGTTTAAATTATACAATTTTCCTAGAGGTTAGGGAAACCCACCCCAGCACCCCCACCTGGCCCTTGGCCCTTCTTGTAGAGCTCCGGGTTGTATGATGTTATACTGCATACAATATACAATATACTTAAT